CTAGCATGCGGTCAGACATTACGTCTGTTGGTTTTTTCACTAGCTCAATAGTCTCAAAACGCCCCTCACAAAATTTGCATTTACGTTTGCGAATTATCCTATTGCGTGTTTCTCGCGTGCTATCCACAAAATGCTTACCGTCAACATCGCAATGAGGGCAAATCATAGCGCACCTACCTGATTGGCATATTTTTCTGCCATATCGGTCCTTGGGTTCGCACGCAGCTCTATCATGTTGCCAAGAAAAAACTTTAGCTGTGATAACTTATCAATGGTTGCAACTGCGCAGCCAAGTTCCAGCAGCTGGTCTTGGATTTGTTTTTGTTTATCGGTAAGTCTGCCCTTGCCCGGCGCTTTTACTTCTACGAAAATCGGTGAAGCAATACCATCCCACCAAAACTGCTGGTGTACAAATATCTCAATGTCTGGAAACCCTGGCTTCATGCCCAGGTCTATTAATCGTTTAGTATACGCGACATGCCGCTTGCCCTCATTCGGACTATGGTGCCATAGACTTTTTTCTGGCAACGCAGCATCCAGCCATTTAGCTATTAGTTTTTGGAACTCATCTTCACTCATTGTAAAAGTCATTCGGCATAACCGAACCCATAGTAGCTAACTTGATAACTTGCATTTTATCCTTGCTTGGCAACACAGAATGGTCACACCAACGCTTAACTACTGTTGCGTGTTTTACGTCCAGAAGTTGCGCCAACGCATGGTAGGTGAGACCCTTTTGTATTCTGAATTGATTAAGTGTCATAACATCAGAAATTAATTATTTTGACAAAATATGTCAAATAATGTTACTCATTATGTCTGTCTGTGTCGGCGCGTGACGATACATGACTTGATAAACAAAATATTTGAATGGTTATGGGGAGGAATTTATAATGCGACATGCGAATCATGACAAAGATAGTATTATGGATACATTGTATAACAATTTGTCAAAGAAAATTAGACAAACTGGCATGGAGAAAAAAGAGGTAGCCAGGCGTAAAGGTATAGCGCCAGAAACGCTATCGCGACATTGCAGTGGCAAAATCCACCTAACACGTAAAGATGCGGATGAATATGCACAAATACTAGGCTGCCGAAGCGCAGAAATATTATATCCATTAGACCCACATCCTATCATTGGCAAATGGAGTATATCAAATTATTGCCCAACTAATCCGCAATTAGTCAGAAAATATGAGTACGGTTTGTGCCTGCAAATGTCTAATACTGAAGTCACTAAATGTGACATGGTTTATTTGCGTACTTTATACTCCAGGCAGATAGGCGTATTTATGTATGATTTTACAGCAGAAGAATATGCAAAAACAGGATTTCCACAAACGCCGTGGTGGACGCCCAGCAAGCTAGATATTATCAATGTAGACTATTACAATAAAGGCGTGGATAAAAATTGTTTTCAAAATTTATGTTATTGTATGACTTCTGATGAATTGCATTTATGGGGTTATTTATATCCAGAACCAGAATTTAATCGCTACACAGTGCATGTTCCCAAAACACTGGGTTTTGGCAATGTACAAACACAAACTGGTGTCGAGCTAAAATGGGCATGTCCAGTGCTAGGCAGCATTTTTAGACCTGACCTACGTGACTTAGAAATAGTTCCATATGAAGCATAATTGATATAATATGCAATTCTAATTACGTCATTTGTAGTTTTCTATTGACACATAAATCATTTGAAATGCATACTCGTCCGAAAACTTACGGACAACCGCTATGGCATTTCAAGAAACACCACACTTTGCAAAGAGATATAACTGGTCACATCACAGCAACCCAGAATCAGTTCCTATTTGTAAAAAGTTTTTCGAAAAAGTGCATGTACGCCCTGCATTAAATGCAGCCTGGCAAGTTGTAAAAGGCGAAGCAGCTGGCGATAAATCGCAAGCATTCAAAACAATCAATAAATACGCAGAAACCAATGCCAAAATGCTAGCCGGGCGCACTGTTCAAGAAATGTGCGACATGGTGATTCTTGAAAATAAGAGCCAAGAAGAAGCAATGGAACACGGTACAGCTGCATTCCGCGATTACAAGCCCCTCAACTGGCAGGCAGAAAAAGATGCAGCACAAGCAGAGATTTGTGCAGAGGAGCTGCACAGCGTCTTTAAAAACGCATTAGAAGGGTTAAACGAAGCGCAAGCAGCATTGGGATTGAATAGACTTACTGGTGAGGCAGACATACTAGCAGACTGGCGAGGTTTACAGCTGCGCTTTAATGGCAAACCAGACTATAGCAAGCGTGTGGAATTAAAAACGGTATGGTCTAGTGTTGCCGATACCAAGTCTGGCAAACGTGCCGGCAGCGTGCCAACAAACCCAACACACAGCCATCTGTGTCAGGTTACCGGGTATTGGGTCATAACGAATCGCTTATCACAATGCATTGTGCAGACCAGCGCCACAAAAACAAATGTACACACAGAAGATAATTGTGAGCAGCTGCAAGACGAAGCGATGCACATACGCGCACAAGCTATTACAGCACGCTGCAAAATCCGTGAAAATTTATTGAAGACAGCTGAAACAAAAGAACAGCTGTTCGCCCTTATAGAACCCGACTTCAGTCACATGTATGCCTGGAACATAAGCCCGGAAGCATTGTTCGAAGCAAAACAACTATTTGGATTCGCATAATGAGCAAACTGAGTATGCACATACAAGCTGCTACACCTCGCCGGCGCAGGCGATACACAACACTGCGCAGCTTTTTAGTTTTGGTAGGAATCTTAGCTGGCATGATGGCTGCGTTTTTAATAGCTGTGTTGCTATTTTTTATTTTAATCACACTAACGACAGAGGTTTATTGATGGATGATATGCAGTCTGCTCTCGCAGAATTAAAACAACTTAACAAAGATGGTGGTCTGAGCATCCACAACAAAAAATATAGCACAGTGCCAATGCGCATTGAGATATTTCGCAAACATTTTGGCACTAAATACAGCATCCAAAATGAGATACTTATAGATGACGGCAAACGCATAGTCGTGCGCTCTGTCATAAAAGATACTGCTGGCAATGTGCTGGCAACTGGACACGCCGAAGAGTTTCGCGGAACCACCAACATAAATAAAACCAGCGCTCTTGAAAATGCGGAAACATCCGCAGCTGGCAGATGTCTGGGTATGTTCGGATTACATGGCGGCGAAATGGCTAGCGCCTTCGAGGTAGAGGTAGCAATCGACACACAACAGGACATGACAGATTTTGTCATAGCAGCGCATGGTTCAATTACAGCATGTAAATCACAAGTCCAGCTGGCAGCTTGGTTTGATAAATCAACAAGTCAAATGGACGCGCTCGAAAAGCAAGACCCGGACGAATGGACAAAAATAGTAATAGCATATGAAGAAAAAGAAGAGGAATTAAAAAATGGCACAGCCTGATTATAAAAATTCAAATGTAAAAGTAGCATTCCCAGCGCCAGGCACAGCCCAGGTTGGAGTAGCCTTATATCTCAACGTAGATGACGAACTAGCCAGCTTACTTACGACATATTGGGATAAGACAGGACAATCACCGTCCATTGCATTTTCTCAAAGGAAAAAGAACGAGGATTGGGAGAAAATGGGCAATGCAAAATTATTTCCACCGGATGAAAAAAACGAGGCTGATACAGGCTCGTACAGCGGCAGTAATGAGCATTCTCAGGTTGAACGTCCGGACAGTTATGAAACTCAGCCAGCAAGCGCAGAAACAACAGCAACACCAAGACGGTCATTTAGGTAAAATATTATGTCATTATTAATAAATACAAAACAAGCAGCAGAATTATTATTTGGTCAGACAACTGAAACAGCACGAAAACGGGCAATGCGTTTTGCTGACAGTAACAATATAGAACCCATAAGAGATGGACGTTATATTTATTTTAGGCGTGAAGACATCGAGAATATAACAAGGCAGAAGACTGAAGCTCCGCGCGTTCATGTGGGTGCTAATGGTCTCAGCTTGGGTAACTAATCAGTCCATGACTGTACACGCTGCGGCTGACCTATTTCTCTAGTTATAATATTATATCTGCTACTAGACCCTCTGAACTCTTTTTTGCGCGGCAGATAGCGTTTGTTACTTACATCAAATGATCTAGTGTCTGCGTCTTCTTTCAGTATACAGCGCATCCATTCCACAACATTCGGCAGCTGGTCATCTGTTATAGTTGGGCAGCGTACATCTAGCCATTCTGGAAACCTTTTTAAACCAGGATCATATTCTGCTGTTACTCTTGCACCAGCGTTCATGTGATATTGCCAGTTACCCCGGCGCACCCGGACACGGATTTCATGGTTACCAAATTGCCAGCGTGTCTCATGCGCACCCAGTGTTTTTATGTCACCACCAACTCTATACTTTTCTATTAGACGCGGCTCCATGTTACACCCCTAACATTGCAGCAGCAGCTGCTTTTTTCTGGTTTTGTTTCTCAGCGTTACGGATGCTGTGTCCGTACTGTTGATATGTAAAGTTGCTGTTTGTATGACCCATACTTGCAGCTATCTCTGCCCAGTCTGTGCCTAGCTGGGTAATCATGTGGCTGGCAAAGTAATGGCGTAGGTCACTCCAGATTATATCGATGCCAGTACGTTCTTGGATACGATACATTAGCTCGCGGATTGTTTTAGGCTGCTTGGGCTGCCCAGTGTTAGTTGCAAAAATGATATCTGTATCAGCACTAAACCGTGAACTTAGACGCAGCTTACGCAGCTCTTGGATAGCGTCAGCTGGTAGCACAGCAACACGATTACCGCGCTTAGTTTTTGTTGTGCCTATAACATGACCACCGTCACGCTTTACTGCTTTATTAATATCTACCTCGCCTGCGTCAAAGTCGATATCTGCCCATGTCAATGCGCGTATCTCGCCCTGGCGCATGCCGGTGTACATAGCAACAAGAAACATGACGCGCCAGTTATCTGCTTCACCTTTTAGACCGACATCTAAAACATCACGCATAGTCTGACTGCTAAAATTCTTAACGCGATCTGTACGGCTAGATAATTCATAACTTTGCCCTAGTGTTACTTTGTCTAGAAAATTGTTTGTGATATACCCTTGGAGCTGACAAAAATTTAGAAAGGCTTTCGCCATCTTTAAACGTGCAGCAGCGCGTGATTTGCTGTTACTACCTTTCTCGATAGCAATGCTAAATGTGTTGACTAGCAGCTCTGCATTTTTTGGCTGCACAACTTTTTGCAGCTGTAGAGACCCAAAACGCATATTATTTATTTTGATGTCTAAAACATATTTTACACAGCGAACTGCATCTTTGTAATGTTCTTTGCCAATCTTGCCGGCATCAACTTTGAGTTGTAATTGTGCAAAATATTTTTTTGCAGCAGCGTCAGCTAATTTGATAGAAGTTGTGTTTTCTGTAATACCTAAGTCTGCTTTTACTAGAAGCTCAGCAGCTGCTTTTTTTGCTGCGCTTTCTGTCTTATAATTACCAAACTTCTGATGCATACCTAAACGTCTTGCATCTATCACCCAATAATTTCTATGCTTGAATACTTTTAGTTGCTTAGACATGGTACTGCTCCATCGCAGCTGAACGATACTCGTCATAACTTTCTTTAGTTACAAAACGAAAAGTAGATTGACCGTTGAAACTGTCTGTGATCTCAAACGGTGTAAGACTGAATATTCTACCGTCCATCATTTCGAGTGTATAATTAAGTTGGTAAAACTGACATGGACGTACATGTGTTACCGTACCCCACCCTGACCTATTTGCCATGTCACCAGTGTAGTAGATGCGCTGCCCTGTAATATACATAATTGACTCCATAGATTGTTTGTAATTGATAACTCACGAATCAAATATGACATAATATGTCAATTTACTCAAGTCAAAATGAACACAAAACGAACACAAACGTGTTTTTGGCACAAAAAAAGACCCCGAACATTGCTGTCCGAGGTGTATTAAACTATTGATTTTATTTATTTATTTAGTGGCGGGAGTGACGAGACTCGAACTCGCGGCCTCTGGCGTGACAGTCTGGCATTTTAACGGTTTTTGACGGTATTTGAACGACACACATCGACATATTTCCTAAGTTTGTACGTCACCAAACTACTCCTATCGACACTGAAAGTCACCTGAATAATGAACACAAAATGAACACAGCGATCTGCAATTTAGTGTCCCCAGATTTTAGTACGTTCCCATCATTCTAGGCTTGCCTTCACCCATTGCACCCATCTTTTGTTTCTTCTTCATTTTTGTCATAGGTGTGGTATTGCGTGATGCTTGCTTGCGTGCAGTTGCCATCCCCTGGAGCTTGTCAAATTCTTTATTACCTAGTTTCTGCATACCTTTACTCCTAACTTTTCTTGTGACGGTTAGCAAACTTACGTGCAGCTGCTACGCTGCCAAAACCCCAATCTGATAATGCTTCAGCTTTCGGAGTCTTGCGTCCTTTACTGTCTCTCATCGGACCGCGCATGCCGGCAAAACGAGCTGCAAAAGAGACGCGCCTGCCACTTGTTCCTGTCTTCTCAGGTGGACGGCTCATAGCTATTTATCTTTCGGTTTGAAGCCGCCTTTCTTGCGCTTCATCATGTTGTAGGTCTTACTATCTATGGTTGTATTTTTCTTTGACCTACTAGTGCCAGCTTTTTTCCGTTTGTTCATATTTTCATATAAGCTCATGTTGTAATCAGGCTAAGCGCCTGCTCCCTGGTTTCGTTATTACGGCGTGTCCAACCTCGACCAAAAGTCTCGAAAGTTTTTAGTCGCTCGTAGAACGCCTGCCGCCGCATACACAACCGTTCTACTGTTTCTTTGGGGTCTAGGTGATACACTGCTTTGAGTGTCTGCTGCCCTATAACGCCATCAGCTGTAACCCCAGCGTGCTTCTGCAACATGCGTGCAGCTCTGCCTGTTCCGCTATTGACTGCCCAATCAAACACTGACCAATCGATACCGCCTGGGAGTTTGTCACCCATGACCCTATCCCAGTAATTTCTTTTATAAATTGGCAGCACATCTTCTTCTGTGAGGTCACGCATATCTTTAGCAACAAAATCCTGTTCTATGCAGTAGGCTTCATAGACGCGCTGTGTCACACCTAAATTGGTTACGCCACCTGGGTCATCTGGGTGATCTACAAAGCCTCCTTCATGCTCCATAAGCCAGGCAAAGCACTGTTCAAAATTTGTATTCATTTGGTCAATCCTTTTGCCTTTTCAAAACTGCGCAAACCACCTAGCCCAAGCATTCCAAGCAGAACTGTGGTTAATGTTTCCATATCGAAACTAGGTAATTCTGGTATTTCAACACCAGCAATCGCAGCTGCGAAAAGAATAAGCGGAGCAAAGACAAAGTGGTACGCAAGCGCCACCCCACAGACCCATCCGACAAAGGGACGCCATCCAGCAACAAAAATTGATCTGTGTTGGGCTTCTTGCTTATTGACTCCGACTTGAGCGAGGGCTGCTTCGTGGGCTTGTTTTTCTGCGAGTGTGGCGATTTCATGGGCTAATGCATTTTTCTGATCTTTATCTTCAATAAATTTATCTAACAGCGGTGTCACACCGCCAATGATTGCTTGCAACATTATTTACTCCTAGATGCCCAGGCACTTGTTGTCATAAACGTAGCAACGATGCCTAAGTTCGCTACTACGTATGTACTCAGCAGCGCTGTAACCATTTCTATCCTGCTGTCTGGTATGATCGGTGACATGCTTATGCAGATAAGCACTATGCTCGACAGTGAGCTAACCCAACAGATTAGTCGCTGCTGGTCTGCCATACGGTTACTATTCTCTAGCCGTATAATCTGCTCTTCTGTTTCTAATTCTTCTTTGGTAACGATGCCGTCACCATCCAAATCATGCGGATTTTTTCTTGTCATGCTGAACCTCTGTTCTGCCAGAGAAATAAAATAAAAATGAAAAATCCAACAATCGTTATTACAAGAAACATGATGCTAACAATCTCAACAAAGTGTCTTCTTGCTTCTCTCTGCGCATATAATGTTTCTTTGCGCTGTTTTCGTATGTCTGCTTCCATCCGCAACAATTCTTGCCAAGCATTTGGACCACACATTGCTGATATCAATTTTCTAAGTTCATCTCTTTGATTTTCTAATTGTTTTTTTTGCGTGAATAACTCGATAGCCTCTTGCTCAACAGAGGCACCAGAAAATAGCTTCTTGAATATAGGTGGGTGCTTCGCTTCGTGATGCGCCCTGTCAATATCGGATACAGCCGACATCCAACGTGACAAGTCTTTACCCATGGACTCAATATCTCTGCCTATCGATACCCCTTTTTTTAAAGCGTTAAATGCACTACCGGCTATAGCGATAGCACTTACTGGGTCTACCATTAGCCAGATACCAGTATCGTTATTAGCAATAGTATGACTGCACCAGCTGTACCGATCATGATTGCTTCGATACGTTTAATGCGTAAGATCGTTTCTTTCCAGCGCTCCGCGCACACAGCCTCATGCGTGTCCAGCTGGTGCTGAACATCGTTCACAGATTTTTTCATGATTTACCTTTGATTTATTACTTCCAGCGTGTCATGTGCTGTTAACTTATCGGTTTATTTACCAGTAAAATTAGTATGGAGAATTACCCAAAATAGATTTATCCCATGCGGCTTTTAGTTCTGCAATTGTTGTTGCATCTGTAATAGCTTGTGCGGCTGGGGCATCTCTAAGTGCGTTCTTTGCTGTAGCTATATCTGTTGTGCTTGCACCTGTTTCCAGTGCTTTCATAAGCTCAACATCTTTGGCTTCCAGTAAAGGAGCGCGAACCTCACGAATTTTGTCTTTAAAAATGTTTTTCGCAGTGGCTAAGTCTTCTGATATTACATTACCAGAGAGTGTCCAAGCACCACGAAAATGACGGTCAGACGGCTTAGTAACACTAGCGGCATTTGCCTGATTGCCGTCCTTATCTATTATGTATGTTGCTACAGCCATTTTAATACTCCTATGCGGCTAGTTCTTTAGAGATACGCCAAGCGTTTCTCCACTCTCTTGTTGCAGGAAGTTGATTCTTCCTACAGATAACCATCTTAGGACGATTACCTTCATCCCAATTCTTCCAAACATGCTCTGGCACATCTTTTTGAATTAGGTATTCTATTGCCTGTTCTTCAGTCATAGCTTCCATAGGTTCTGTCTGGTGCAGCAGATAACCTCTTGTGTGCTTCTTAAAGTCAGGTTGTGCTTCGTCCTTTTTTAACTCCCAGTACACCCACACTGGTGGAAGTATACCGCCCTGTAAGGCGCAAGCCATCCAATTAGGGTCAGGCACAAGTATTTTTGCACACTCATCTATGCTGTCTTCGTATACCACACGATAGTCTGATTGCACTCCATCAAGGTTTTCTTTAGCCCAACATAGTCTGTCGAATAGATGTGTGCCTTGAAACTGTGGTGTCTGCATTATGCTAAATCTCCGAATACTAAAGTAAATCCGTAAGTGTTAACATCATTGCTTGAATCTGCATCATGCTGTTGCGTGGCTAACAAAGCAGTAGTTGTAACACCTATATCTACGTTCTGTGTGTTGTTCGCGGCTATTACACCGTCTGGATAAATATTCTCCAACCCAGCCATGTTATTAGTATAGTTTCCATGAGCATCTCCTGTTCCAGCATCTGTCCCACTTGCTATGTTTAATGTACTGCTAGGCAATTGGTTAGTACCTACTCCACCAGCGTAGGTACTAGTAGCTAAATTCATTCCAAACACTGCACTTGGACTTACTCCTTGGTTAATATCAGAGGTAGCAACAGTGTTATTACCACTGGCATCTTTTAGTGTGTTCACTCTAAGTTCACTCATGCTAAATCTCCACAAGATTTACCTATTACTTCAGTTCGGTCAGAATAACCACTACCTGTATAAATATAAATGGTATATGCCTCAGTAGTGTATCCTGTTGCGACCCAAAAGAAACCATCAAAATTACTGTTTACAGTATTAGCATAATTAGCATTGTTAAAATCATTATTGATATTAACTGTATGTTGTCCTGTAGATTGGTCGCCCAAACTTGAAACATTAAAACTATCTTGCACTATAGGCGTTCCACTAGAAGCATCTAAATGCACCCAAGATTTTGTTAGCCCCTGCTCAAGATTTGTTGTAGTCGTACTGTCTGTAGCATGACCTGCAAGAACAGTCATAGTGTTGGCAGTGGTCTTACCTTTAATATTATCAACTATAAAGGTACTCATGCTAAGTCTCCTAAAAACGCTAAGCTACCCCTTGGATTATCTTGAGCACTGTAATGTTCTCTGGTTTGCACTATCACGCTACCAGCCGCAGGGGATGTTCCATGTTCAATATCTATATGACCACCAAAACCGCTTGTCTGTTGTTGTCTGCCTGTTATCAAAGCATAATTAGCATTACTAAAATCATTGTTAACAGCAAATGTGTGGTCGCCTGTTCCGTTATCAACAACACTAGTCATGTTAAAACTGTCTGAAACACCAGTAAGGTTAGAGTCACTTGTTAAGTTTGCGCTTACATAAACAACCCAAGCTTTTGGCGCGTGTTGATTAGTTAGTGTGACTGCACCACCAGATGTATTCTGTATTGTATCTGCTTTTAATGTACTCATTTCCACCTTGGCCCTTCAAACCATGCTACTAAACTTACTCTTGTTCCACTCAGAACTGGTGTTACTCTATGTTGCAAATAGGAAGGAAAGACTAAAACTGTTCCCTTTTTAGTAGATAAATTATAATCTGGTGTTTGTGTTTCGTTAAACTCAAAGCCACCACCAGTGTAATCTTCTGGCCCACTAAGTTGCACTGTTACAGATAACTTTCTGTCGTATGCTTTGTCTCCATTCCAATGAATGTCATGGTGCCAATCGTAATGCCCAGACTCTGTTGCATGATACTCTGTGTATTGAATGTCACCGACACTAGTTATATCAAACCCAAAAGCATTTCTATTTGCTTCTTCAACATATCCCCACAATAAATTTCTTACATCATTATCATTGGTTAGCCATTTCACCTTTGACCTACGAACATCTACATTTACTTTGCTATCTGCAAATGTAGTAGCATTCATGTCAGGCAGTGCATCTGCCTTTTCGGTTATCAGTGCTAATTTATTGTCGGATAAAGCACCACTCCATAATTGCCAGTTTTGTCTCATATTACTGTCCAATTCTCTCCGCTTCCTACAGTCACAGTCACTCCACTATCAATAGTAATTGGTCCTGCACTATAAGCATTATAGGTGTTTGTAATTGTATAATCTGCGCTTACATTTTGTTTGTTTTCCCAAAAAGGTTGATTACTGCTATTTCTAATTACACCATTAAAATCACCGCTAAATGTACCGCTTGGTCCAGTTGGTCCTGTCGGTCCAGTCGGACCAGCAGACCCTGCTGAACCAGAAGGACCACTAGGACCAGTAGGTCCAGTGGGTCCAGTGGGTCCAGTTGAACCATCGCTACCATCGCTTCCTGACGGACCAGTCGGACCTGCTGGACCTGCAGGACCTGCAGGACCTGCTGGACCTGTAGAACCATCATTACCGTCACTTCCTGCAGGACCTGCTGGACCTGCAGGACCTGCTGGACCTGTACTTCCTGCAGGACCTGTGGGTCCTGTTGCACCTCTTAAATCTGCTGTAACAAAACCTAAACCATCATCTGAAGTAAACGTGATTTTACCAGTCGACGGAGCGTATGAGCCTCCAGTGAAACCATCACCTGTTGGACCTGTAGGTCCTGTTGGTCCCGTACTTCCTGCTGGACCTGTACTTCCTGCTGGACCTGCTGGACCCGTAGGACCAGTTGAACCATCTGCACCATCTGAGCCATCTGAACCACTTGGCCCTGCAGGACCAGTAGGGCCTGTCGGACCAGTTGAACCTGCAGGACCAGTTGGTCCAGCAACAGTTGAATCAGCGCCAGTAGGTCCTGTAGGACCTGTAGGCCCAGTTGGACCAGTAGAACCAGTAGGGCCAGTTGGTCCTGTTGCTCCTCGCAAATCTCCAGTTAAAAAACCAAGACCATCATTACTTGTAAAAGTTACTTTACCATTTGATGAATTATATGAACCACCTGTAAAACCATCACCAGTAGGGCCAGTAGGACCAGTAGGGCCAGTAGAACCAGCAGGTCCTGCAGGTCCTGTAGGTCCTGTTGGGCCTGTTGAACCATCATTACCATCCGCACCAGCAGGACCAGTAGGACCAGTAGAGCCTGTTGGTCCTGTAGGTCCAGTCGGTCCTGCAACAGTACTATCTGCTCCTGTTGGTCCAGTCGGTCCAGTTGGACCTGTCGGTCCTGTAGGTCCTGTTGAACCAGTAGCACCAGTAGGTATTGTAAAATCAAATGTTGCCGATGATGATGAACCAGAATTACTAACAGATGCACTACTACCAGCAGGACCTGTTGTAGTAGAGCCAACAGCAATAGTTGCCGCAGAACCTGTTGGCCCAGTTGCACCTGTTGATCCAGTACTACCTGTTGGACCATTAGGTCCTGTAGGTCCTGTATTACCTGTTGGTCCAGTAGGCCCTGTTGGACCAGTTGGTCCAGCTACTGTAGAGTCTGCTCCTGTTGGACCAGTAGGACCTGTAGAACCTGTAGGTCCAGTTGGGCCAGATGGACCTGTTGGTCCAGCAGGACCAGTTGGCCCTGTAGGTCCAGCTACAGTTGAATCTGCTCCTGTAGGACCAGTTGGCCCTGCAGGTCCTGTGACTCCAGTATTACCTTTAGGTATTGTAAATAAAAATGTATTGGTATTTGCTGTATAACTTACAGATGCACTTGTTCCTGCATCACCAGTAGCAGTTGTCATTGAAGCATTATCCAATGATGGTTTAGCTTCTGGAACACCAGTTGAACTAAATCCTAATACTTTGTCTGCTCTTGCAGATGCAAGTGGCAATGATGTGCTAACTTCAGTATCATGATCAACAAGTCTAAGTGAACGTGTAGCTGTATCATCTACATCTGCTGATAAATATAAAAATGTATCTAAGTCTGTATTTAATTGTGAAATATCAAATGCGCCTGTAGATGGAAAATCTGTTGTACGTGCTAATGCTGTATTGCGTAATATAACAACAGAAGAACCACCAGTTGCGCCTGTAACAGATTTTGTAATAGTTCCTGTTGACCCACTACCACCAGATACCTCACTCGAACTAAGTGAAGTTAATGTACCATCTACATAAAAAAGTAATTCTGTATGAGTATTAAATTCAAATGTTACAGCAAACGTGGTCTGTGTTACACCTTGAGATACTGTGTAATGTTTTCTTGGTACATTATTACCTGATGAAATAGTCATATAATTTTCCTATCATTTATAAATAAAATACTCAATGTACATTTATCTACCCAAATCTTTTAACATAGCTTTTGTATCACCAAAAATATGAGGCAATCCAATAAGAGGTAAAGAGTTTACTAGTCTATCTGTACCTTCAGTTGTATTCCCATTAAAAAAATCGACTGCGGATCTACCATAATCTGAGACTAAACCAACTGGAGCACCAAATGGTTCTAATACAGAATCAAAAGAATCAGGAGCATACTTACCTTTTATTAATCCTTTTTCAGCATCATACAAACCTGTACCTGATGCTATATGTAAACCCATATATGCTAAATCAGAATACAAACCAGTTATACCAGAGTGGTCTATAATTCTTAATCCAAGATTAGTTGCATCTTTATCTTTAAACCACCAATAAGGTTTCTTTAAATCAAGAGCAAGATATGATAAGCCCATTAATGCAATAACACCAGTAAGTCTATGCTGTTGATTAGGGTCACGTATTCTGCCTAAAATTTTATTATTGGCTGCAAATGCAAAATTCATAAAAGTAAAAGGTAAAGTCATTAACTGACTTTCAAGCCTTATAAGTTTTGTATTAGCGGTAGATACAGTTTCATCTATTGCATATAAATTAGGAAAAAGTTTTCTTGCGCCTTGAAAATATAAATTGTCTCTTGCATACACAACACCATTTGCAATTAAAGGTATATCAAATTGTTGCCCATAAATAACTGAATTGTTAGCATGAGCATTTGTTGCCGCTTGCCATTTGCGTAACATTTCTATTTCTTGAGCAGTTTTTGAATTCCATTTTGTAATATTTGCATAATAAAAATTACCATTTGTTGCTTTATCAAATGGCATTTGTGCATAGTAAGCCGCATCTTCTTCTGTAATTCCATAACGAGCTAAATATTCTTTATCAAATTTTGATAAGTTTTTATAATTACGAGATAGTTGATAAAACTTATTATTAACTAATACATGGTCTAGTGTTTTACCAGCTTGTGTAATAGGTGTTAAAAGATTTGCTAAATAAAATAATTGATTTCCTTTAGCTATAAATTTTTCTCTAGCATTTGGTTGATTACGTTTTATTGTATCTCCAATAATTCTACGCTGTGTATCACCTAATACAGATTCGAGTATATCACCGCCTATTCTACCATTTTTAATTATATCTGCCCTAAAGCCAGTATTTGTATAAGCTGTTATACCTGCTTGTATTGTATCTTTTAAACCATGTTGAAGTAAAATAGTTCCTAAATCTCCAACAGCAGATATACCTGCTAATGGCAAATATACCCAAGCAGAATAATTTTTTAGAATCATAGCAAGTTGATTGTCCCACCTATCAGCACTTTTAATAAGGCCACCAGTAGCACGTTCATATTCTGCTAAAAATGCCGCTTTTGTTTTAGCTATCTTAGCATCAGGCATATTAGCTTTTTTCATATCTGATTCAATATCTTTTAAAATATCTTCAACAGATTTGTTATCAAACTTACGAGCAAACTCAATACGACCACCCATACGTTTTGCATAAGAAAATATTACATCTTTATTTTTTTGAATAAATGGTTCTACCTCCCATTCTTCAAATCCAGTTTTTCTTAATTTTAAATGCTTTGAGTTACCAGAAAAATTAGCTTCCATTTCTTCATCACTCTCTTGCATTATGTTTTTATATGTAGCTAGAGCATCATCTTCTGGAGTATTAGCAAACTTTTTATCAGGCATTATAGCTCTTTGTCTTGTATAAGACTTTGTTGCCATTTCTAAAAATGCTTCTTTGCCTTCTGGTGTTTGTAATTTTTCTCTATCATAATAAATAGAAAATCTAAAATTCTTGCGTGTTGGTGATTGTAACGCATCTTCTAACTCAATACGTTTAGCACTTTCTCTTTCTCTTATATCATCTAGTCTTTTTAATTCAGCAGTTTGTTTCTTTGTTGCCCCTTGTTTAGCTCGAACATTAGCTTCAATAGCACCAGCTTTCTTTGCATTATCAGCTAACCTATCATCTATTTCTTGGATTAATTTTTTTATTTTAACATCATCTAACAACAAACCAACATATCTACCTTCTAAATCATACTGGTCAAAAAACTGTTTAATTAATGTAAAAGCTTGTTTTTGATTTGGTGTTGCATCATTTATAGCTGGTAAAGAAATAGATGGGTCAGGATTATCTTGATTAATATATCGAGTAACAGTTTCTTCCCACCATTCATCTGCTGTTAATTGTGTATCTGCAAACTTAGTATTATTATTTATATTAATATCTCGACTGTATAATTCATCCATTTCGTTTATTAATTTAAAAGCATTACCATCATGCGTAGTAATCATTTGTGCAACAGAAGCTTCACCCATGCCTTTTCGTTGTCTATTAATACCAAGTGAAGAATTATAAGATACTTTTGCAAATAACTCTTTAACAGATTGAGGTATTTTCCTATCAGATAATACTGTTTTGGTAGGGGTAGGAATAAAATCTGTTGTTGTTAAATCATAATCGCCTAGTGATTTATCATACTCTGTATAGTTTTCATCTGAAAATTTAATATTACCTTCTTCATCTATAAATCTTTTAGATTGTTTACCTCTAGCTAAACCTATTGTTTTGTTTACAGTTCCTTTAACACCTCTTGCTAATATAGGTGTAGCTCCAAATCCTAATCCAAGCGCACCAGATAAAATAGTTGTGGTTGCAACATTAGATAAAACTTCTCCTTGTTCATTTACATCAAAAGGCGCACGTCTTCCTTCAGATGCAAGAGCAAATATACTACCCTGTTTTGTAAATGCACCTGTTGTTTGCAAAAGACTTTTGCCTTTCAATCCAATATTAAACAAAGGAGAAAAACTAATAAAAAATAATGGATCGAAAGGCATAGCTGTCAAAGCTGGTAATACACCAGACTGTGACAAAACTTTTTTTCTATCTAAAGAAGCTCTTAAATTTTGAACAAGAAAATTAAAATGTTCTTCATTTTTATAATGATATAATTGTTTGTAATGTGGCAATAAATCATCAGGTATTTCAGCTTTAAAATTAGGGTCTTTTGGAATAGCACCAAATCTTACACCTTCTTCTACACTATTCAGTAACGGAGCATTTACATAAGCAACATTAGCTTTAAACCCTTCTACAAAAGAAGGGTCATCTTGATACCTAATAATATCATCAGGACTTAATAATATTTCTCTTAAACTTATATCCATTTAATCACCAAAAAAATTGGGTGTTATTAATTTTCCTAATTCTTTCCAACTCATCATTGGTTTTCTACTTTCATTTGCTCCTATTTCATCTGCTTGTTGTTGTATATTAGAAGATAATGATGGAGTATATGGGCCTTTTTGAGCTAACTCATTAAAGCGAGTCAAATCTGTGTTTCGTTCATTAGCTAAATCTTGATAATGTTTAATCATACCTGCTCTATTTATCTGTAATACAGTACTACCTACAATAATAGGCCTAGAAAATTCATCTACTAATGTATAATTAGGATATGCTCCACTTATATTTCTTGGTTCTGCAACAAAAACATTTTTACCAAATACAGGCTCTTGTCCATTTAAAAATATTTTTTTAGATGTATCATCCATTGTGTCTAAAATCATTTGCGCTTGAAACTGAAACTCTTGAATATCATCTCCTTTTTCTCCATATAATCTTTCTGGAGCAAACTGAGAAACATTAAACTCAGGAACCATAAACTGAGAACCTTTTCTATAAAATCGATTAGATAAAGATTGTCTCATTATATCTGTGCCTAGTTCTTTACCATAAACCGCTACAAGTTTAGGCAAACTTGCTCTTACATAATTATCTTCAGCAGGTGTAAGACCTCTTTCATCGCCAAAAGCAAAAGTATCATAAGTAAATTCTTTGGTAATATATTCATCAAGTGTCTTAAAATCTTCCCCCATTTGAGATTCAAATGTTTGTTTTACATTTATATTAGGGTCATTTAATCTTCTTACTACTTCTGGTATATCTGCAACTTGTGCTGTTTGTGACAATAGTTCTATTGATGTCATTAGTTCAATAGTGCTATCTGATAACCCTCTATACAAAAATTGATTATTTTGTGTTCGTGTTAAGGCATTATAAAATCTTACAAGACCTGTTGCATCTTGTTGATTATTGCTAACTAGTCTTAATATATTGTCTTGTTTAAAAAAATCTTTAAATACTTGAGGCAAGTCTTGTTGTTGATTAAACATTACCTTAAACAAAGGTGAGTTTGTATCATTTAAACCTTGTTCTGAAAAAAGCACTCTGTATAAATCATTAGGCGTTTCAATACCAAGACCAACTTTTAAATAATTTTCTAAATTACTTGGTGTAACTGGGATATTATTTGTAATTCTTTCTTGAGTTAATACAGATTGTTTTATATCTCTAGTAAGTGTTTGATTTTCAGAAAGAGTATTAGCAATAGTAGTTATATCTGAAGCAATATCTTTTCTAATAACAAAAGGAGTTGAGTTTAAATAATCCTCATCAAAACCATACTGCGCTAATATTTCTTTTGACTGAGGACTAATAGACACACCTCTTAAACCAAGAGCTACTTCATTTAAAGAAGCTTCTTGAAGTTGTTGATTATATAATAAATCAGGACTAAATTGAGTATTTGCAATAGCGTTTACAACTCTTGTAACAGGCACAGTAGCAAATGATTTTTCTATTCTTCTTAAATCTCTATCTCTATTATCACTAGAATATCTTGTAGGATGAGATTCATATATTTCATTTACTTGACTAATTAATTTTTCTTTATACTTAAACAAAAATTCTGAGTTTGTAAGAGAAACTTGGTCATCACCTTCGCCAAGATAAAAAAATGGTTGTTCAGCTAATCCTTGAATACCAGACTCTAAATCATTCAAATCACCATCTAATAAACCAATTTCAGTATTAAATGCCTGTCTATCTTCAAAATTTGCTTTATTTACATACAAAGCATTAGCATGTTGCAATCCATATTGACTAACAGATATATCAACTAATGGTTTGTATTTACCTGCTTTATCTGCGTATCCTTCTTGCCAACCACTTAATGCTGTAAGAAATCCCTCTGGATCATTTTTATATTCTCTAGCTAATTCAGCACTTTTATATTGAACATCAAATTGTATTTGTTGGGCATACATTTTATCAAGAGTTTCTTGAACAGCCCTTCTTTGTACTGGAGAAAAACTTTCTGGTAATTTTTTAAATACTAATGTACCTCTGCCAGTTGGGTCATTATCATCTGTTTCTCTTAATGACATTTGACTTACAGTATCTAATGCTTGTTCTTCTTGTTTTCTTACATCTACTTTATATTGCATTTGTGCAATATTTTCAGTTACTTGTGAAAACGCATTAGCTAATTTTGTAGGAGCTTGACTTACACCAGAAACCCCTATTGGTGAATTAAAATTTTGAGATGTTCGATATACTTGAATAGCCATTTTAGTCACCAAATCCTAAACTTTGCGCTCTATAAAAACCACTTGCTAAAGAATTAAATCCAGTCATAAATGCAGTTTGTCTTGCAACACCACCTTCCATCCTTGAGATATCTGCTTGACCTAATGATTGTTGTGCAGAAGATAAATTTTGTAATAAACTTCTTGCTTGTTCTTCTCTATTAGAACGTCTTGCTTTATCAAGCATTGCATTAATAGAACGGTCATTTGCTGAACGCCCTAGTTTTGCACGTTGAGCATTTGCTTGTCTTTGATAAATATTAAATTTTTCTGTCAATGCATTACTTTCTTGTAAACCACGAAGCTTTTGCATATCAGCATTGAATTCAAATTGTTGTGCTTGACGATTATATAATTGTTGCTGTTGCGCACCTGCTTGTTGTTGCATCATAAAATTTATGCCGCCAACGGCAAGATAAAGAAATGGGTCCATTAGAATGCTACCTCTACAACTATACCATCAACCTGACAAGGAAGAGATTTATCTTGTGTAATTTCAACTTTAGGGTCTTTAGTAATACCTCTTACAAAAAATTCTTTTCTTTCTGATACAGAGATAATTCCTTGTGCTGGACTATTATTTACATATTGAGGTAACATCTTTGTTCCATTAATAACAACACTTTTTGTATCCTGTAAGTCAGCTATAACTTTTGTGATTCTTCTTGGTCTACCAGTTAATGGGCCTCCTTGTACAAGAGCATCAAGACTTTGTGTTTTAGCTGTTGCTGTAAATGGAAATCCAATATAACCACCAGAATAATCAACGCTATAATCTCCAACATCTATTTCACCAGAAGATAAAGTATATTCATCAAGTAAAATATTTGTTGATGTAAACATTGTTACTTTTGAAGTACCTGCATTTGGAAACTGTGCCGATGATTTACTAGCAACGTATGTTCCTGCTGTACTATCATTTACCATATGTGGAGATGCACAATGTTCTGCATTAACAGCATTTGTAAATTCTTCTAATACAAATCTTTTTGTAGTATCGGAACGCCTGTTACACGCAACAAACAATCGATTGCCAAGAACACAAATAGATTGCATATACCCAAAATCTGTTGCCCATCTTACCCAACCAGCCCTTCTATCTCCTCTTATTTGATAATAAACAAGCAACTCTGTATTTGTAAAATCAACATTATCAGACTTACTTCTAATTAAAAATAAATAAGAACCAGATTGATTTAATCCACCTTTTAATACAGCAGATTGATATACATTGCTTGTCATATGTGAAGACAATAATGATATTGGATTTGATACATATGCACCTTCTGTATCAGAATACACATAGTCTCGTATTGTTTTGCCATCTGCTTGTGCAAATATAGATACACCATCAAAAGGTAATGGTTTTGTAAAACCTGTACCAAAAGGTGTTTGTGAAGATATCTTTGCATTAGCTGGTGTTACTGCTTGGTCTGTAAATGCAGGAACAAAAAATTCAAATGAAGATGCAAAGATTTGTAAATCTCTATTACTTACTAAATGACGTATTTGTGATTGAGTTCCAATATTCGCCTCAATATCTAAAGCATCATCATCTTCACCATCTCCAATATCAAAATTAAAATATAATCCAGTTCGAGAACCCCAGATACCTAATGGTTGTGATGGTGAACCAGCAAACCAAAGTCTATCTTCATGGAATGTAACAGCTTGAGGATATCCTCTATAAGCAGAATAAGATTGTTCAAACCAGTTTGTTGTAGACGCAGTTCCAGAAATAACAGGAGAACCCCCACCATCTACTGTAGAAGATGCGGCCGCACCTGCGGTAAACTTATAAGTATTCTCATCTATTACTTCAGAAATAGTTCGTGTACCATTTATATTGCTAGAACTTATTCCACCAACACCACCAGCTTCAGATATAACAATAGAAGCTCCTACTTGTAATCCATGAAGAGCATGTGTTACTTCAACCTTACTTGAGCCATTAGCCGTTTTTAAAGCGTCTCTATCTAATTGAAAAGTTAAATTACCTAATAAGGAAGCTGTAACGTTTTTTGTATTAGTAAATGCTGTAATTAACGCTTCTGTTTGACCAATCAAAAGAGTTATCCCAATATGTTGAGAAGTAAAATAATCTACTGATGTTGTAAGTGTTACAGAGCCAGTTGTTCCAGATGGTGTAAGTGTTGTATCTGAATCTTGAAAATTATAATATGGTTGGAATATTCTATTCCCATCTAAAGATTGATCAAAAGTAAAATTTCGTAATTCAAATCTATTTAATGCTGTTCTTACAATCATCATAGGCGACCATGAATCATGGCATACAATCATAAAATCACCACGATGAGTATATGTAAATTGATTCAAAGTTGAGCTAGTCCACGGACAACCTACATATTCAGAACCTATAACTGCTGATGTATATGTAATATTAAAATCACCAGTTGGTGATATATCTGCTGTTGCGTCTATAGCAATAGTAACTCCCTCAACTACAACAGGATATCCAGTATTATTTGTAAATCTATAACGAACTCCTGCTCTTGAATATCTTAATCTTATATCAACATCTTGATTTGTTGATATTGTAAATGTTCCGTTCCCAACACTATTACCACTAGTTCCAGCTGGAATTGATCCTCCAGTTCCAAAATTTACTGTCGCTGTTCCAGAAGTGCCTGTTATTGTTATTGTTCCAGTTTCTTCTCTTCCTCTTCCACCAATACCTATTATTGAATCAGCAGAAGTAGCTTTTGTAATACTACCTGATTGTAAACGAAAAATTTCTTGTATTTCTGTAGCTGTAGCACTACGCACAAGTGTAAGTCCATTTACCCCACCAAAATTTGTAGATGTTCCATTACTACTTGGTACTGCTTGTGACACAGATAATTCTTCTACTGTTTGTGTATAATTTTTTATAGAAAGAACAGGGCCAATTTCTGTACCAACATTATCTTGTAATTTATCTGGATCAGAAAAATCTTCTAACACACCATCAGTATCACCAAATCCTGCTGTCCATATTTCTTTTACATTATCTTCTCTAAATATAACTTCCCAATTAGATGTAGACTGAGCAAATAGCTCAAAAGATTGACTTGGATTTAAAGATATTTCAGAACCAGCTATTTCTGGTTTAAGACAAATATCACTATTATTTGTAAACTTAATATTATATTTAGAGGCACTAGCATTCACACCAGATTTTATTTCAGTTACAGTTACATCGAGACCTGTTTTACCAACATCTGTTTCTGTTATACTACCGCTATATGTTTCATCATATAAGAATACATTATTAGCCGCATAGAATACTTTACTTGTATCTTGGTCAATACACATAAGATTTAAACCACGTCTTATGGGCATTGTAGAACCAGAATTAAAAGTTGTTGGGTATGCATGGTCAGGGTCTAATGTAATCTGATATTTTACTAAAGATGCAGTGTTATCACCACTAGGACCTCGAGCTTTTGTATTTGGTTGATTCATATATTGAAGTGTTGCTCTTATTCTTTCTAATTGAGAAACACCAAGACTATCACCAAAAGTATTATCTATTGCATCAAAATCATTTGGTTCAACACGATATGGTGTAAATCCACCATCATCAAATGCTATAATATATTGTTCATCATCAGAGAAAGCAAAAGGCTCAAGTCTTACATCCATATGAGACGTAGAAGAAGAAACACCTACATTTGGTATTGCATCATGCAACCATGTACCAGCACGTTTCTTCAAACCACCTTCAGGTCTTATGTAAAAATTTTCTACAGTCTCACCAGATTGAGCATATACTGCATTATCTGTTCTGCTTGAAAGAGAGGGATTTACTTCACCAAAAGAAAAATTATTTAAAGGTATTCTCACCCTTGCCATTAACTTCTCCTATCAGTAATAAATCTCGATGTCACCAGTTTACGTGTTGTTTGTTGTTGTGAGTCTAATGTTTTAGCTTGCTGTGCCATAACAGTTGTTTGTGCATCAAACAATGATGCCATTTGTTCATCTCTTGCTAGTGCAGTTGCAAGAATAGTTGCCATTCGATATTCGGCAAGCATAATAAAATAAGAAGGGAAGTTTGCTTCTGATACTCTAAATGCATAATCTGCAATCAACGCATCTGCTGAATCAGTATCTGCATATACTTCATCTTCATATACATTATATTCAATTGCCAAATCATTTACAGTAACAGCATGAAGCATTAAGTAATCTGTTGGTAACTGGTATTTTCTTGTATATCTACCAAGAGGTGTGCCAGATATAAGATTGAGTTGAGCTTGTTTAGTTGCAAATCTCCATCGTGAAGATATAAGCAATGTGCGTATCATATCTTCATACATAGAATTTGATACACGACCTTCTTCACTATCTTCATCAAATGATGAAATGGTATTTGCACCTACAAGAATTAATGCACGATTTGCTATATCTAATGAGGATGATGCGCTAGTTGGAGCCATATTGTGTTAGGGAGATGTAAGTTAATGCCTTGACATCTCCCTATCCCTAATTAATCACCATCTGTTTCTGCAACAGCCGTACCATCACTTACATCGACAGTCGTACCATTGTTTGACAATACAGTAACAAAGTTTGTTGTTGGTGTGTTAGTGTCTTGAACAATTACCAAATCACGAACATTCATCATATTAACTGATTCACCAGTAAAATAACCAGCACTATTCACAGTTGCGATTGCGTCTGTTGTTTGATAAATCCAAAGATTTACACCACTAGCACCACCAATTCTATGAAGACCACTTGCTGAATAAGCCATTTAATCCTCCTATGTATTGTTATCTAAGACTTCATAGATACCATTGTTATCAATAACAACAGCACCCATTGACATCATAGAGGTTGCAAGATGTGATGCTTTCTGCGGAACATAGTTAAGTTCTGTAGAAACATCTGAGTTTACTCCTAAACCAACAGCAGAAGTATGATATGCCATACTCTTACCTGCGGCTACTGCGGCAGTTGAGAATATCTTGAATCCAAGAAATTCTTTCATAGTCATACCACCTGCAAATGGTAGATTTTGCTCACCAACAAAATCTGAAGATGCAAATTCTGTTATTGAAAATAAATCAGCATATCCTTTCGGATGCATTGCTAGATAACGACCACCATCTTCTGGAATGTTTGCAGTTCCAAAAGTTTCAAATAAAGTAAGTAAGTCTGCTTTTTCAACAGCACCACTTGTATCATGTATTTGAGTTGAGTTTGCACCTGCATCCATAGCAGTAATCAACAATTCATCTGTTTTACGTCCTAAAGCGGCGGCGGCTGATTGTGCTACTGCCTGACGCTCATCGATATTTGTCTTCAATTCATCTAGCTTGTCTATATATTCAGCCGCATAAAAATCAGACATTGTTGCTTCCACAGTTGTATGTGCAAGTTCCATAGGGGTTACGTCACCATTACGTGACTTAGTTGAAGCAGAACCAGTTCCTATTTTCTGAAAGCGAACAACGCTACCACGAACATTACCAACACTACGTACAGTATTCCTTAACTTAGAACCCATACGCTGATAAGCCATGTGAACTTCAGACTCAAACTGCTTAATGAAAGCGACATCTATTGTATTCGCCATTTTAAGCTCCTATTAAAAGTTTACATTTAACAGATTATCCACTTTTTGCTTCATCCAGTTATCCATCAGGGCTGTCAGCTACAGAGGGTCATACTATCTATTTGCCATTTATTACAGAGAATGGCAACGTACAAAATGAAAACAATCGTAATTATTTACATTTATTGGGGTATTTTCTACTTTAAAACCCAAAAATTTTAACCAATCTATTGTTTTTTTATTTTTAGCAGGAACAATATTTTCTAACATATCATAGTTTATCATAAGCCAATCAATAATTTCTTTGCTTATTTTGCAAAAAGAAAATTGATATTTTGATAACATTTCACTGCCTAACATCCAAATTGTACCTGCATTGATATCTAAATCATTATCAATATCCGCAACACCAAACATGGCAATAGGCTCATCTATATATAAAACTGTAAATACATAACTGTCTTTTTCTTTTATAGGCTGATGTAATGCCATAAAAGGAGTAACTCTGTGAATAAAACATTCAAACAAATCTTCTTTTCTTAATTTATTTTGAAGATATTGGGCATGTTTGTAAGTAGAAGATACAATAGAAACATGCCCTTTTTTATAAAAACAATCTTTAGTAGATTTTAGAAAATCCATCATCGACCTGTTTTATAAAAGCTTTATCACGTTTTGCAGGATTCCAATACCTTTCGTCTTTCATCATACTTTGCAAATCTTCAACTGTTACAGACTGCGATGGTTGACTATTAGATACCATAGAAGAATCTCCTACTTTATCCATTATAAATTCTAAAGCTTGTATTCCTTGAGCAGATTGCCCTAGTACAAGTATTGCATCTCCCAATTCTTCTGGAAAAAACTTATTAGCCCATAGGTCAACTGCTTCAATACGTGCATCTGCATTATCTCCAAGCTGTTGTTTTTCTTCTTCTAAATTAGGCTGAAAGCTATCTGCAAACTGTGCATACTTAGCAATACCAGACTCAAATTCTTCCTGACTATATCCATTTTCAAATGCATGATTAGCCCACCATTGAAATAGTTCATTATCATTTATTAAAGATTCATCCACTGTTTCTGGAACTTGATAATCACCAACAGTAGCAGGTCGTGATGACAATGCTTCTGTTTCTAGTTCTTGAAGTAGGTTTGCTTTTATTTCTTCTTGGCTTGAGCCAAGTTTACTTTCAAGATTTGAATAAGAGGTAACTAAATCTTCTGGTGTTTTAAATTTTTCTGGCAACCATTCTGGTCTTGAATCAGTAGGTGCTTCTGCTGGTGCTTCCACATTATCTACAACTTCATTCATTATTTTTTATCCTTTGTGCATGTTTAATTCGTTTTTCAATAATAGCAACAATAAATCGTTGCCCTTCTCTGTGACGTAGTTCGCCATCAGATGCATTTGGTCCTGATACTAAATCAAGAGTAACAGAACGCAAATAAGCTAATACTGCTTTACCAGATGGTGTATTAAATAAACTTTGAAAATTTTTAGAAATGATTTCATCATTTTCTTTACTGCGTGGAAAGCCATCAATTCCCAGATGTTGGGTCATTCATCATACCTTGTTGCTGTTGCATTGCTATTTGTTGTTGAGCCGCCATTATTATTTGTTGTCTTTGAGCATCATCTCTTATTAGAGAATCAGGTACACCAAACTTTTTAGCAAGATATACAGCAGTATCTTCAGATGAAACAAGTAAGTTTAATAACTCTGGGCCAAATGTTTGCCCAACTAAACCTAGATAACGTGATACATTTGATATATCTTGATTAGCTTGTGCTTGTGCTAATGGAGATACAGAACGTATTTTAACTTCTCTTCCATTAATAGTAGGTATTTCTATGCGCCCTTGTTTCTTTAATATATGAACAACTCTTTGCAATACAGGCTGTACCATTTCAGCTTGTAATCTTCCAAAAGCAGAACCAATACGCCTTGATAAATCAGCCATACGTTCTGCAACTTCTGTAGCAGAAGCAGGTGTTTTATTTGGATCGCCAAGCATATCATTATATAAAGCACGTTTTATATTATTTCTCATATCACCCAAAACAAGATTTGCAACATCAAAACTACCAGCAGGTCTAATTGGTTGTAATCCTTGTGAACCTTGAGCTTTAGGTATTATAGTCCCTGGAACAAGGTTTATAGTATCTGTGTTTATAACGCCATCATCGTCCATTTGATATATGCCAGAGATAGCCATCTGTGCATTTTCTAGTACAAGCTCGATAGTAAGATTAGTTGTTTTGATTGCACTTAATGCATTAATAAGTGGGCCTCTGCCATATATTTCACCTGCGGCTTTAGACCAACGAAAACATACAAATGGATTAGAACCTGTTCCAGTAAATTGTTCTTGATGTATTAATTCTTGTTTCATTCTATCAATTACAAAATAATCATATCTTTCTTCATTTTTCTTTTGATAGTTTCTACAAATAACTTCTAAAATTTTTGCTTTTTCTTCTGGCGTTGATTCGATTGCTTTACGTACTTTTTCAAGTATATTTGCTTTTGGATATGCGATAGGTATGTCGATATATTTAAGTTCGCGTTCCCGATAAACGTGGTCAATGTTATCATCAGGCCCAGTATCCAACATAACAGATGGTAATGGAATTGCATTAAAACGGACTGGATTAATTGCATTGCCTTCTTGGACAAGTAAGATGCCTGTGCCAACAGCCAAATCCATAAAGCTTTCATGTATTTCCTGACCAAAGTTAGAGTTTTGAATAACTTCAAATACATATTCTGTAACCTCATCTAGCTGATTATTTACTGCATCTTGCTCTTCTTTTGGAACTTCTGAACCAGCAATAAAGTCAGCCCAACGAGCAAAGTTAGGAACAAGACCAGATTGCAAACGAGATGCAAACTCTTGTGTACCAACAACTGCTGTCTCGTCAAATATCTTATCATCTCTTCTTTGCCCTACTGCTTCTGTAAAAAAACTTTTACGCATAGGTAAAGCATACTCATAACATTCTTCATATAAAGGCTCAAAATAAGAACGATGTGTTTTAGCACGTTCGTATTTTTGCAACATGTTTTCAGCTAATTTATCCATTATATTGTATCGCTATAATATCCAAGGCCACCACGATTACTTGTTAATAAAGAACGTAATCCAGCACCACCACGCATTCTTCTTACTCTTTGCTCTAATGCTTCAGCTTTATTATCTGCTATCTTCCTACGTTCAGCCGCTTCTTGGTCTCTTCTCATTGATTCAACATTAGGGTCAACTGCTGGTCTTGATGGCCCTCTCGACCTTGATAAACACATATTAAGCTCCTTTACATTCTAGCCCATAATCCTTGTCTACGCTTTCTAGGTTGTCTTGTAAAGACATCGTATTCTCTTTTTGCTTGAAAAGCACCTTTAGTTATATTGGTATTATGCATAACTTGTCTGCCCTCACCTGCTCCTAGCATAAGATATTGCAGAGCATCATGTATGTGAGAGTAATGATTTTTTTCTGGCTTGTCATCAAATCTTTCTCCAGAAACCTGCAACCTTCTATATTGATATCCACCTTCAAAACCTTTTATGATATTACGACATCTTGGATCTATAAGAAGACCAGACTGTCCTTCTATCATTCGATTTAATGGAGATTGAACGGATTCAAGTCTTAAAGATACATCATTAGAAGGCGCAGGTCTGGCAAGTAAACCTGCTCCACGTAAAATCTGAAAGGGAGTAGATTCGTCAGTTTGTGCACGAAAATCACCAGCAGGATCACCAAATATAATAGCTTCACACATACTATATCGTGTTGCTAATTCTTGTCTTAATATTTCAGAAAACTTTACAATGCCCATATCAAAAGCAACTATCTCTTGTAATATGAGCCATCTACCTCTTATCTTTTGACCAAACACACAAGCAGGAGTAAGGCCAAAATCAATACCAATATAAACAGGTATGGAGGCGGCAACTGGTATTTCTTCTTTGGCAACATGGACATCAGGTGCAAACATGGGATAAATGGGTTTGCCATCTTGAATACTCCCTAACTTATTCATTACATAAACATCAATCCAACTTTTTGTTTTACCTTGTACAATATTAGGATAATAGTCTTCTCTCATGTTTGTTATGTTTTCAGCTTTAGAATTTTTTATATATTCTAATACATTTCCCTCATTATCTTTTTTTTCTACCATTCCAGAAGGTTGTGTGAAGAACTGCCAGTTATTAGGTTTAACTAACATCTTTGCTTCTTCTTTAGCAATGTGGTCTGGAACTGGTACTTCACCTGACATAATAGGCCACCAATGGTCTTCTTCTGGTGCATTAGTATCACAGATTAAACCTGTCCAAGTACATCCACCATCTTTCATAGAAGGGAAACGACCTACACGCATAGAAGCCGCATCAATAATACTCTTACTTACTTCTCTTGCTTCATTAACCCAAACGCCAGTAACCTCTAAAGACAAAAGTTTCTTTACATCTTCTGGCCTATCAAGAGCTAAAAATATAACTTCAATATCTAAATCATGTGTTTGTATCTTATGTGTGTAAGGAACAGACCAGTTGAACTTCCCCCAGACATGTTCTGGAAACCAATCAAGCCATGTTTTTATTGTCGTAGTTCTTAGTTGTGGATTAGTATTACGTATGATTGCCCATCTTGAACGTCTTATTCCATCAGCATTTGGCTCTTGAGCTAATGCTCTTCTGAATATTTCTACACAACAAGCAACAGATTTACCACTTCCAACTGGACCACGAATGCCACGAAAGAAGCTATTATCTTTCATAAAATCTTTTATTATTTGCCCATCAGGTTTATACTTAAAGGCGGTCATTATTATCTACACCAAACTTAATCATGCGCTCTACAACATCTGGACCAATAGTATTGATAACTTTATCAGCTTCAGTATCAGTACAAAATTCTTTTGGATGGTGCACTAAATGAACTTTCTTAACAACCTGCCTAAGTATATCCCTTTCTTCTTTCTTTAAAGAATGCAAAAAATAACTCATCGATATGCCTTTGTTTTTTTAGCTACATTTTTAGGTTGCTTACTAAACTGTTTGCCTTTTCTTATAGCTTTACGTTTGGCCGCAGTTGAGGCGGCATACTCTTGGGAGGATAAAGATTTTATTGCCGCCTCTGGGAGATAGCGTTCACCTGTTGCTTTCGAGCCTTGAGTAGAAGGCTTGCCTGACTTGGTGCGCCATTTCTGTTTTGTCCAGTTTACTAATGAGCGTTGAGGAGCTTTCACGAAGTATATCCTCCTCCTGCTTTCTTGTAGGCTTTGGCAAGCATCTGCGCTTTACGAGCAGACCATTGACCACTAGCACCACCTTTGTTACCTGCTTTAATGCGTTGAAAGATTCTTCTTCTCATTGCAGGTTTAGTATAATTTCCAGCCGCATTAACTGCCATTTAAAGACCCATATTGTTTTTTTGCAGACTTTAATACATCACTTGTTGCACTTGATGGTATTTGTTTTAATAAACTTTGAGCTAATGTAACTGTGTTTGTTCCAGTTTTTCCATCTGTCATTGTGTGCTTAAATCCAAGTTCTTTTAATTTTTTTCTTAAAAGTTTAACTTCTTTTGTATAATGTTGTTGAGGTCTTGTTTCTTTTGTATCAGAAACTTCTGCAACAACAGACCTTGCAAGTTTCAATAAAGAAGCACGACTTGGTGGGTTTGGTGCTTTTTTATCTCTACCCATTTGACCTTTAGTATTCATTAGTATCCCCTAGAATATTTTCCAGCAGGTATTGGTTTTGCTGGTTTTTTCTTTTTAGCTTTAGATGGTGTACGTTTCTTTTGCATCATTTCATTTTCGCTTTCATAATTCTTTGTTGTAATGCTTTAGGCAATGTCTTCTGCTTACCAGTCAACATTGACTTCTTAGCCGCTTTCTTTTTTGCTGTTGGTCTTCCAACTTGTGAACCATAAGTTCCTTTTCCCATAGGCATATTAATCTCCTTTATTTGCCAAAATTTTTCATAGCTTTTTTATGCGATGCAGAAAATGACATTCCAGATTTCATGTCCTTAATCATCGAGTTCATATGTTTTTTAGTATGATGTTTTTTATGTTTTGCTAATGTTGAACGCTGTCGTTTAGTAAGTTCCATTATGCTCTTGCCTTATTTCGTTTTGTAATAGCTCTTGCCTTTGCTCTAGCATCAGCAGAACTAGATGCACCCCAAGCTCTAAGCGATAATAATTTTCTAGTAGGTCTACCTTTGGAATCTCTATCAGGTCCTTTATTACCAGCCATTCGAGCAAGAAAACTTGCTCTGCGAGGATTGTCTCCACTCTTTACTGGAGCTTTGAGTGTTCCTTGCTTATAAGACGCACGACCCTTTGCATTCAATCCACCTTTGGGATTCTTGCCTTCTTTTCTTTGCCATGCTGGTGTTTTAGCCATTATCGATTCCTTGCTCTTTTTCTTTGAGCTAGTAAAGACATATCTGGTCTTGATGTTGGTTGTTCTGTAATACGCTCTGATATAGTAGGTTTAGATGTAGGCTCTACTTGTGGCAAAAAAGAATCTGGTATGTCTGGTTTTGATATTGGAGTTGCGCTTTGCACTTCAGAAGCACCAGCAGATTTAACTAATAAATTCTTAAAACTACCCCAAACAGTACTTCTTTGTGGTGTCATAGGACCACGCAAAACAAACTCTTTAGCATTTTCTGGTATCTCTGTTTCATAAACAGTTTCTTCTACCTTTGGCTCAAGAGGAACATTAATAGAAACTTTCATTGCATCTGAACGAGATGTTCCATCTTTATTTTCTGGCATAAAGTAACCGCCCATTACTCTAGCTGGAGCATAAATACTGCCTTCATTTGAATATTCTCTTATTGCAGTTCGAGCAAAATCAAAAAAAGAACTATCTTCATCTAAAGTGCCTTTATTTTTTTTACTGTTGGAAGAATCAAGAATATCAAAATCATAAACATCTCTTACAATATAACCATCTTTTGTTTTAATTACATTAAATGCACCAAGAGTAGTTTTAATTCTATCTCCAATGCTATCAATATTATAATCTTTTTTAAATATATTGGTTAAATTTAAATGCTTGTTAGTATCTGAATAATCAATAAATGAAGTATCACCAACCTGCATGTTGGGGTTTGATTGTTCAATAATAAATCTTAATGTTTCGAGATACTCACCAGATACATCATTCTCGGTAACAGTAGAAGCTCCAATAAACGGAGCATACATAGAATTAAGAACTCCACGAAGATAAAAACTATAATGCTCTGGCAATAAAGCTTTGTCCAGATTGTTGAATGTATCTCTTAGTTGTAAAAAACTTGGCATAATAAAAAAATATTGAGCATGATTAGATTAATATGTCAACGCACAAAACGTGCTTTAAACCATAAAATAAAAAATAACAATATTAATGCAGGTTGTAAAAATACAAATAAAATTAAATTCCAAGCTTCATAAGAAATGCCAGACACTTTTTCTAACCATAGAATAGCATCAACACAAAGCAAAAATAACCAATTTATCCATTCTGTCATTCATAAACATTAACGAACCTTTGTGGCAAAAATAAGAGTGAAGGTGGTGTTGACTATTGACACGTTGGGTTTTTGACCCCCCTACCACTATGTCAAGTCAATCTGCACGGTTATGTCTCCTGCGTGCATGTGCATGTGTCGCTCTGGAGCCTTGAATCCTGCACGGTCTAAGATATCCTTACTTGCTTCTAGCTGAACGTACTCCGACTTGGCTCCACGAGCAAGTTGCACAAGCTTCGCAGAGGCAACCGTAGCAGACACACCCATTGTCTCAGCTATCCTCTGCATCATGTACGTTTGCACATGTGGCAACCGCAAAGTCTTACTGGCTGTCACTCTTCCTGCTTCACCAGAAGCATAACCTGCAAGACGAGAGGCTTCAGCCACACTGCATCCATTTGCTACGAGAGTATCAACAAGCCTCGTCTGTCTTGTGGTTAATTGCTTCGTTGCCACGTTACTCATACAATACCCTTTCTCAACCCCCCCTTGTGTTCCCCCCCTTTTGTGAACCAGAAGATAACACCTTGTCAAGTCACAATTCATTCACGCACACAGGAGGTCGAATTTATACCAGACGATTTGTCTCTTTTGGGCGTTTGTATTCCTTACCTGTCCGACAACTCCTATGTTCTTGTACTGTTGTGAATCGCCTATCTGAATCACAATCCTGTCATATCATCAAACTGCTTCCGTCTTGCAATGACAACTTGCTATAGGAGCAAGTTGGCTTAGATTGAGCCAAGACAAGCTTGGCATTGCAACGTTCGTGAAGCTGTTTGACAATCTGCCATGCTAGTGATTGCAGGTCGATGTCTACAACAGTACATCAAACAAAGGAGAATAAGATGTCAAACAAGGTAAATAACACAAACGGTATAACAAAAGAGTTTAACAAATCATCTGGTATAAATTCGAGAGTATACAGATCACAATTACAGTTTCATCTACAAAGATTGATAGACAATATCGATTACAATTCACAAACAAAAAGAGACTTGATGGAAAAAAATCAGGCATGGGCAAGAGATCATCAGCTTGAACACAAAGAGAAAGGTACAATGCTTGACAATGATGAGATACTCAACAGGAATAGAGTCAACACTTGGAAAGAAGAAGAAATAGAAGTTAACAATGATATACGCGCTGTAGTTCTTGAAGCTTTCGAGCAGTTGTTTCCAGAAGATTTCAACAAGTCAAATTCAGTAGCTGATGCACTCGCAAAACTCACAGCATAACATACAAACAAAGACTCAGTGCTTCGGTACTGGGTCTTTTTTATGCTTGAACAGATACAAGTTCTATGTCATACTGCATGTATGCAGTTAGAAAGGATACTAGGATGATACATAATATACTCGAAGCGATAACAACAATAGCATTCATGCTGACGCTGTTTGGGGTAATGATTGCTATCCTAGTTATCTTTGCGTGAAAAAAAGTCAAACATAAAGGAGAACCAAATGAACGACATGACTATCACAAAAGACTATGCATTCCCAATTGCAATGAAACATTTATATACTTCTGGTGATAAAGTTTTGGACGCAGAGTTAAATTATTTTTATCCCACTATAGATATTCCTACTACTATGGCAAGAGTATTAGTACGAACTGATACTGGCGAAGCTCTTGGTGTACATGGGTCGAAGTATGAATACATTTTACATGATGACGTTGTGAATAGTATGTTAGATGCTGTTAATCAATCTAACATATCAAAAGATTTCACAACTGATATCAAAACATTTGACAATGGTGCAAAAATGTTTGGCAAGATTATATTCGATGACCTTACAGTTCAGCCTATTGTTGGTGACTATGTACGATTTGAAATACTATTCTACAATTCATACGATGGTAGCTGGGCTTTCTTACAAGAAGCTAAAGGCAGACGATTGTTTTGTTTGAATGGTATGACAACAGCAGATACCATTACTAAAACAAAATACAAACACACCAGAGGTAATGCATTAGGTATAAATTTATCTCATGCAACAGGACAAATGAAACTAGGTCTTACTGCATTCTTTGACGAAAGTAAGTTATGGAAACAATGGACAGACTACAAAGTTGATAACGACCAAGCATATGATTTTATAAGACGCTTTTCTTTTAAAGATTATGATTCAAATGGTAATGAAAAATATAATGAGAAAAGAGTTACTGAACTTATGCAAAAGTGGTGGGAATATTCTGCTTCACTTGGCAAAACCAAGTGGGCTTTATACAACGCCTTCACACATTGGGTAACACACAACGACAATATTGTGACAACGCTTAACAAAGAAAGAGACTTTGCTAAAGCATTGTCACGCACAGATTGGGTTACAATAGGAGGATAACCTAAACAACAATACCCCAAGCAATCAAGCTTGGGGTATCACAACAAGGAGAACTGTTATGAATAAAACAATATCATTACTTACACGATTTCAGCAAGCATATTCTGAAATAAATGCATTAGCTAAACAAGCTAACGAAGAACAATCGAGCTTCAGATTTAAAATCAATGCTTGTCAAAGTTCAATGAAAGACATTCAAGATACAATAGATGAATGCATAAGAATGGATATCGATAATGACTACCCATATCTTTTACCAAAAACTCAGGAGAAAAACTAATGCCATTATTTCAAGCTAGACACTATGAAATTCTTGCAACTAGGATTGCACCTAGTCTTTCATGGCCTGATAAAATCCATGACCTTGCTAGATATTTAGCAAAAGATAATCCAAAGTTTGATTATGTTCGGTTTGTATCTAAAGCAACGCAAGCATGGGAAGAAAAAAATCTTCCAGAAAATATGATAGATACTGTTGATAAAAATAATTTGCAACTTGAGTATGATGATGAAATACCACAACTTAGAATATCTTGACGTCCTATTCGTATGTCAAGATTGTGAAATGGAAACATTTGAATCACAACTTTGTGAACCATGTGAGGGCTACGGCACAGTATGTGCTTGTGGCTCTGACAATCTAATAGAAAAGGAGAACTACGATGAATAGTGAAGATACACCAGCATACGCTAGAACTACTGACCCAGAAACAAGTAAAGAATCTGCAAAGAAAGTTAAAACTGCAAAACTATTTAATCTTGTATATGAAACAATCAAAAGTTTTGGACGCAGAGGATGTATATCAGATGATGTTATACGAATACTTGCTGTTGAAGGTAACATAGGCTTTCATAGTATTACACCCAGATACAAGCCTTTAGAAGAACAAGGTAAGATAATTAGAGATGGTAACAAACGAAAAGGTAGGTCTGGTACAGAGCAGTTAATTATGATTGCAGATGTACACTATCCTGCTGATAAGTATCAGGTATTAGAAGCAGGATATCGACCAAAAATAAATTAAATTATTTTTATCCCACAACGTCAATTATACTGACAAATGATGATATACTAATAGTATGAAGTGATTCGATAAGACTCTGCTAAAAAAATGAATCGCTTCATATTAGCGGTAGCCATGTTTCTTCCTTTCGTTTGGCTACCGCTTCTTATCATCATAAGGAGAACCTAATGATAACGATACAAACTGATAACTTAAAAAAAACACTCGAATGGATAGAGAGTTGTCCTTTCCATTATACTATTTCATCTATGCAAGGTGGATTTATTCATCTCAAAATACAAATACCACACACATCATTAGCTGAAATTGACAAAGAAATGTATGCAAACAAAATGACAGTTGACAGTACTGCATAGTTGCATCATATTAGATGAATGAATAGTTACATGAAGATATTAGAAAAGAAATCAGCAGACGCAAATGTCTACCTCAAAAAGGCATTTGTG